GTATAATTTCGATTCTTGGTTTTCGGCTGTTAACCAAAATCCTCCAATAAAGTTCGACGGAGCACTTGAAGACAGAGACATAGCAACGATTCCTGAATATGATACACATTTAGGAATTACTATTTGTCATCCTTTCGTGCATACTACTAAAGATTGGATTATTAAAAAATACGACGAAGAGAATATTTTAGATCTGCTTAACATTACTCGAAGTTGTGAAGGCGAGTTTGAAGATTTAGATTACACGACATATACACCAGGGCAAACTGTTCCTATATGTGGAGAGTGTTTTTGGTGTAAAGAACGAGAGTGGGCCATTGAACAAAACAAATAGTTGTACATTTTGTATGCATCCTTTTACAGGGTTAGCTACACGAGAAGACGGTGCTATTAAAGTATGCTGTCGCAGCCAACCTATCGGCTACATTCAAAACGAAACATTAGAAGAAGCGTGGAATAACGATGCTATGCGTGAAGTACGTAGGCAAGTGCTTAACAACGAACGTCCAGATGTATGCAAGCCGTGCTTTGACCTCGAAGATCAGGGGGTACAGAGCTTACGACAGCGTCATACAGCAGGGGTAATACCCGAAGCTAGGGTCAACTTATACCCTAACGCACTAGACGCTTTAAACGACGATTATACAATGCCGTTTGAAATTCCTACTATGGAAATTAAACTCAACAACTTGTGCAACCTAAAATGTCGTATGTGTAATCCATTAGATAGTACAAGCTGGAAAGACTGGAACGAAGTAAAACCGTTTTATGAAAAAGAAAATAACATTCTTATTCCTATTGTAGACTCGCTCACAGATACTCCGGGCAAATATATTGGGCCATTTGACGATAGTGATAATTGGTGGTCAAGTTTTGAAAAACTATTACCATTCTTTAGACGTGTAGAATTTGCAGGTGGTGAGCCACTAATGGATCCATACCACTACAAGATATTAGACAAACTTGCAGAGTATGGCGATAATATAGAACTAAAGTACGCTACAAACGGCACTACACTTGGTATTAAAGGCGGACGTACTATTCACGACTATTGGCCTAAGTTTAAAAGTGTTGCTGTAAACGTAAGCATAGACGGCTTACACGATGTCTACGAATACATCAGAGGCAACGGCAAGTTCAGTGAGATAGAAGAAAACATCAAAGTGTTTAAATCGTTTCCTAATGTAAGCAGAGTAGTAGGTGCGTTTACTGTACAAGCGAACAATATCATGCAAATTTGTGATGTAATTGATTACTTCTTAAACGATATGGGTATTGTGTTTTATTCGCATCGTGTAAATTATCCTATGGCACTAAGTGCGCAAACACTGCCGCCAGAACTTAAACAAAATGTTGTACGTGATTTAGAAGTTATGAAATCAACTATACAAGATTATAAAATTATACAAGAAAACGAACTATTAAAAACTATTACACTACAGCAAATACAAGATAATATAAACTTTCTAACTGCAAAATGTATGCACGATACACACTGGCAAGATTGTATTAATTTCAATCGTGCATTAGATAAAACTCGAGGGCAAAGTTTCCTTGATACTACTCCGGAGTTTAAACAGTATGTATAAAGTTGAATCAAAATGGCCACATCAAAATTCTATAAAGGTAGAATGGAATTTAGGTAAGCGTTGCAACTTAGACTGTTCATACTGTCCAGCTGAAATACACGATAACTTTAGTCCACATACTAATATCAAAGTCTTACTAGATACTGTAGATGCACTAGCAGAACTAGACAAACCTGTACGTGTAAGTTTTACAGGAGGCGAGCCATGCATACATCCAGACTTTGAGGAACTTATAAAACACGCACGACAAAGATTAGATTGGATTAATGTAACTACTAACGGCTTACGCAAAGCAGAATGGTACGCAGAAGCACCGGTAGATCATTATGTGTTTAGTTTACATTTTGATAACGAACATTGGGAACGTGCTATGGATAATATTATGTTGTTTGGGCAACATAACGAAAACATGGATAGAATACCTTTTCAAGTAAATGTAATGGCTCATCATGAACATATGGATCGTGTACGATTAGCCGTTGCACGTTTTCACGGAAATAACATTCCGTATGTAATAAGACGTATACGTTGGACACAAGCAGAAGATCGTGATTGGTTCGACGATATGCGTTATAAAGAAAAAGACTTACAATGGATACTAGATACTAATGCAACTGCATTGCCTAACTGTCTTATAGATGATAATAAACTAAAACATGCTAACGATATTATTAAAGAAAAATTAAATAATTTCGAAGGATGGACCTGCGCTGCTGGTATTCAAAGTTTAATGATTAACTGGGACGGTGAAGTACATCGTGCTACCTGTAGAGTAGGCGGCAGTTTAGGAAATATATACAACGGTACATTTGAACAGCCCGAAGAATGGATAACATGTACACGCAAGTGGTGTACATGTGCTGCCGACGTGCCACTTACAAAGGAAAAAAAATGATCAAGATAGATGCGGTTAATTTAACCAATCCTGAAAAAATTATGGTGGCTTGGCATACTGGATACAGATGTAATTATGATTGCACTTACTGCGAAGCAACACGCCATGATAATCATAGCAGACATCAAACATACGATTCTTTTATAGAAACATTTAACTTTGTAAAGGAATACACAAAAATTTACGGACATTATGTGAATATAGATTTTACAGGAGGAGAGCCAACTGTGAATCCTGCATTTTGGGATTTTGCAGAACATGTAATAAACACCGAAGATAGATTTAGATTAAGTCTTACAACAAACGGTGCCTGGCATCCAAAAAATTCTAAAAGAATTGCAGACATTTTTGAAGGAGTTACAGTAAGTTATCATGCTGAAGCTGATATTAAGCTAAAAAGTCAAGTTTTGGAAAATATAAAACTGTTGCACGAAACAGGTATATGGATACAAGTAAATGTAATGATGCATGTTGATTACTTTGACGAATGCACTGAAGTTTGCAATCAGCTAAAAGACTTGGGCATAATGCATAAACCAATTCCTATTGGAGACGGTAATATAGAACGTGCTGGCTGGTACCTTGATACCGACGGGACTCCTAGAAGAACAAGTCATACTTATACACAAGAGCAGCAAGATTGGTATTTTAAATATATAGGAGTAGAATCACCTACGTCAAACGCTAAAGAAGGAACTGACTTAGGAAGATCGTGTTGTGGTCGAAGATGTCTAAAAGGACTAGTTAAAAATAAATGGCAAGATATAACGTATGTCGACACTCACTTTAAAGGATGGTACTGTAGCGTCAATAAATACTTTCTCTATATTGATCAACAAAAAGGTGAAGTTTATCATCATCAGACTTGTAAAGCGTTGCATAACGGTAAGCGAGGACCGATTGGTAATTTAAAAAATGCCGATGCAATATTGCAATATGCAATAGAGAATAAAGATAAGGCAATTGTTTGTCCTAATGACAGATGCGGATGTGGCATGTGTGTACCAAAAGCCAAGGACTTTAACGATTTTATTTCTTTGTCATAATAAATGACTTAACTCCGGAAATATTTTTGCAGCATTAAGTCCACGGATTGCATCTAATTTATTTACATATTCTTTAAAACCTGGTAATAAATGACTGTTATCTACACTATCCATATGTTTTAACAATCCTTCCCATTTTGTCCACCCAGACGGATTATGTATCCAAAAATCATCGTCTTGAGTATAATTATCCCAAAGCCATTGTTTAAATTCTGCAAAAATTTCTCTAACTTCTTGTTTATCCTTTTCAGGTAATATTGTAATATTTAAAAAGGTAGGAATGTGTACTAAATGCATATTAACTAGTCCGCCGCCCATAAGTACGCCGCCAACTTTGCCGACATTCATTTTACGAAAATTTTGTTTTATTTTCCATTTCATAAAATCTGGTAAATGCTTTATATTAAATATTTGCACTGCTGTTGCCATACTAACATGAATATTATCAGGAGTATTGTCTAACATATGTAATGTTCGTTCTACATCTGCAAAGTTTGTAGGAAATCTTATATAATGATCTCGTTCGTGTATAGCGTCTATGCTCACAGCAAACTTAACTTTTCTAAACTTACTCCAAAGTTTGATTAGTTCTTCGTCAACAAGTATGCCGTTTGAATTATAACGTAATAGTATATTTTGCTCGTATCCTTGACGTACAATTTCTTCCAAAAACTTTTTGTGTTCTGCAATCATAAGAGGTTCGCCGCCAGCAAAATAAACTTGCTTTAGATTTGGAACTTGTGCGTATAGTTCATCCCAGAACTTACCTTTTTCATACCACTTATTATTAAACTCTTTTTTGTCCCAACGCATTTGACGTTTTACATCTTCATCTTGTAGCACAGGAATAAGTTTCTGCCAATCTGCTACCCACTTTGAACTGTCGTGTGGGCTGCACATTACACATTTAATGTTACAAGTATGCCCTAGTCGTAAGTCTAAGTATTGTAGTTGCTCTGGAACTGTTCCGTCTTCTGCTGTTTGAGCAATAAGTTCTTGTATGTCAACACCTTCATCTTTGTACCAAGTACCAGTTTCCCAAATACGTTTACTAACAATACCTTGCGATTCTTCTTTAAAGCACCCTGAACAACTTGCAGGTATTTCGCCTCGTAGCATAGTTGTGCGTACACTTTTCATATAGTCGCTGTTAAACGCTTCTAAAGGAGTTGTACGTGCGAAATTAGCAGGCTTTCCGTCCTCTGCTTTAACTAGTCCTACTTCGTGATCATCTCCGGCGCCGCTTGCATTTGCTGTACAACATAAACGCATATCGCCGTTTGGCCTAGTAGCAAGATGAATCCACGGCAGAACACAAAAGGTGCAACTACCTGTAAGTTCTTCTATTTGAGTTTTATAGTCGTCTATTTTAGACATTTTTCTTTTTGCCTATTATCATATAGCGTGTATACTTAGGAGTTTTAAATTCGCCTCTCCAGTAGGGTTTAATACTACTCATACGCATAAAGTCATCGATGTCAGTTGCACAACGAATGTGCTCGTCTAACTCAAAATAGTTATTGCTTTGTATTACAAATAATGCATTGTCTGGCTGAATGCTTAACCACTGTTCGTATTGTTCTTGTGTAATGTGTTCGCAACTTGTGTTAATAACAATGTCAGCAGGTTCTGTATACTCGCACATGTCTGCTGTTATTGCTGTAAAGCGTCCTGACATTTCGTAGTTTTTATTAACTGTGTAGGCAGTTTCTTGACAATCTTCATCAATGTCTACACTTGTGATATGTTCTATGCTTAAACTGCTGTTGAACAAGATACTAGCAAGTACTCCGTTCCAGCCGCCATAAATCACAATACGAGCATCGTCGTCAACGTAGTTTACACGCAGTGCATCTGCCAGCCAAACTTTGCTGTTGACCTGTCCTTTCCAGAAACTTTCAAGTGTGCGGTATTTGTCATCGCTGTTGCGAATTGCATCCATCCAGAATAGTACGTCTTGTATGTCAACTCTCATTACTATGAAGTTTTCATTAATAAGTATTTTATTATCCAAGCCGGAGGATCTAATTCCCACCATCTTTCTTGATTATTCCATGCTTTACTATTTGCATGATGATTATTATGCCAGCCTTCACCTAAAGTAATAAGGCTCGCAATCCAAGAATTTCTAGCTTCTTCGTGCCCTAAGTCGTGAGTTTTATATCCGTGCATGTGAGCAATAACAATAATAGAACTTGTACTATGTAAAACTAAGACAGCAGGTATTGCGTATCCAAACACAATCCAAATTGGATCTATTAGGGCTAGGCATGCAACATAAGCAGCTATTATATAAAAATAATATTTGTGTGTAAACTTATAAAACTTATTTTTTCTTATGTCTTTAATTAGCTTAGGACTAATCCAGTCAACTTTCCAAACACCAAACCAGGCTTTCCACCAACCTAGTTGGTAAGGGCTGTGAGGATCTTTCTCTGTTTCTGTATGACCATGATGTTGTCTATGTAGTGCAGTCCAAGCAAGAGGAGAACCTACTGTAGTAATTACTCCAATTAGTGCCAAAATATATTCTATAGGCTTATAAGTTTCAAAACTTCTATGTGAAATTAATCTATGGTAGCCTATGTTAATTCCAAAGACTCCGATAAACCAATAGATAAATACACTGTACAACATCATCATCCAGTTTGAAGTTGTAAAACAGTAATACAATCCGTAAAACAGTAATAAGTGTGTTGCAACTTGTAAAAGTCTTACTAATCTATTATGATCCATATATGCTTCCTCTTATTATATTATTTAACTAAATAGAGGATAAGAGGAATCAATAATGAGTTTATATCATAAAGTAAAACTTTTACTACTAACTACAAATGTAGTAGGTGCAATAGGTCTTATATTTTATTTTTCTTGGTGGGGGTTAGGCCTTGCTATTTTAACATGGATTGTATTTAATTACGGAGTTAGTGCAGGATTTCATCGACTGTTCGGGCACGGTGCATACGAAACTAATGCTGTTGTATGGTGGGCTCTTTTAATTAGTGGGTCTCTTGCAAGTATAGGAAGTAGTATTGCATGGATCGGTCAACATCGTACACATCATGCCAATAGCGATGTAAAAGGAAAAGATCCTTATTATCCACACGATAACTGGCTATATGCGTGGGTATTCGGTCCTTGGTCGACTCCTATATCACCGAGAATGATTAAAGATTTACTTAGAGACAAGCGTCATAGATTTTTTCATGATCATTATTTTAAAATTATTGCTGCTTATGTTGCTGTTCTTGCTGTTATAAATCCCGTTTTAGTATTTTGGATGTGGGCATTGCCCGGAGCAATGACTTTCTTCAGTTTACAGGCAACAGGAGTTCTAGGTCATATGATCGGAACTATAGATTATGACATCGAAGACGATAGCCGTAATAGTCATATTTTAAATATTTTAACGTTCGGTGAAAGCTATCAAAATACACATCATCATGATACACAAAAAATATTATTAGGAAAATATGACTTAGTAGGATATACTATAAAATACGTGTTTTCTAAATGAATACTAATACATACGAAGACGAAACTTATCGGTGCGTTACTTTTACTAAAGGCAACGACGAATGGGAAAGAGTTAGAAGCCTTTGTTTAGAAGAAGACAACTGGCTTAGAGAAAATTATGTTCCTGAAAAGTGTGTTGTAGAAGATCACGATGTATTCTCTATTACTTACGTTAAAGAAACAAATGCACCGATATGCTTTACCGGAATTTATAATAATGGTCGTTATCCAAAACAAGTTGGACGTTGTTTAAATAGATTTTACCTTTTTCCAGAATATAGATCTTCTGACTTAAGAAAAAGAATGTCAGCTATTCATAATCTAATTGTTCCGGCGATGTTAGATTCTTCCCCTATAAAACGAGAGTTAATGTTTATATCAATGCAAACACGCGAACGAGCATACGAGGGTGAAGAAACTTGGTGGAAACTTTGGAAAAGAATTTGGCTAGGATTTAACGGAGGATGGACGCCTGTTGAAGGATTAACTCAAGTAGTTCCGGGGGAAGACTATAGAGGATTTCAAAATATTATATACAAAAGCTATAGCGATTATAAATTTGAAAATTGGAATCCAAAAATATTAAGCTATGAAGAACATAGGAATCTTTATATTAAACAATCTTCTTCTTAGGTATCTTACTATCTGCACTACTCATGCAACTAGAAGTAATACACTGCTGCGGTTGTTTCATTATTTCAAATCCGTCTGTCAATGTTCCTAATAGTTCGTCATGACAGCTATGACTTCGTCTTACTTCGTTATCTCGTATAATTATTCCTTGATAACCTGCATTACAAGTCCAGCCTTTGAACTTGTTAAACCCAAATGCATTAAAGCGTTCTGCTTGATCTAATTCGTATTCTGTTCCGTCTTTGTCGTAAAGTGCAATTTGTGCAATTTGCTCTCCGTTCCACTGTTGAGGGAATCCTTCTTGCATGAGTTTGATTTGCGCATCAGTGTATCCAGATACAACATATGAAGCGGTAGGATCGGACTGGGGCTTGAGAGTAACATTAATGCCTCTGGCGGCAAATCGTTCAAGACGTTGATATAGTTCGTCAAACATTTCTGGCACCATGACTTGATTGATCGTAACAAATACTCCTCCTTTTATTAGTTGTAAGCATTTATCACCAAACTCTTGTTCTTTAGCAAATTCACTGTGAAAACTTGCAGTTATACTTCTGCGTTGTAAAGTTTTAGTTGCTTCCAAGTATTTATTCCACCACTTACTGCCCGGAGATAAATTTGTAGTCATGTGGATACTCTGGTACTCAGGATCTGTATCATTGCAATAGTGTTCAACTAATGGTAAAAATTGTTTGTTTACAGTAGGTTCGCCGCCGCTGAAACTAAAATGAAAGTCTGTAAATCCATTTGCACGAGCTTGTGCTTTGATACTATCCATAGTGTTTAAGTACAATTCTACTGGTTTAGTATCTTTGACACTAGATCTAGCGTGAGGCCAGCAATAAGAACAGTTATAATTACAATATCTAGTGGTGATCCACGAAACTGTAAAAAGATGGCTCTTTAGGAGGGTTTTCTGGCCAAAGTGGGTAATATTATCCCAGGGAATGTTTGCTGTTGTCATCATAAATTATTTTACTACACTGTCTTGCACATGTCATGCATTTGTCTTTACCTTGCCAAAAGGTATCTAAATTTTTAAATAGATATAAATTTTTATATCCTAATATTCCAGAGTTGCAATTTACAACTACAACTTGTTTCATCATTGCCTTTGTATTATCTACGCTTAGATTTCTTAAAAAATGTATAGGTAGTTTTTCTTCAATTGGCTGTTCTAAGTAGTCGCTTCCTATCCAGCAACACGGAAAAATATCTCCATAAGGATCTACGTATATTCCTTGTTCGCTAACACACTTAGGTTCTATAGATGCTGAAGCAATTGCAGCATTACGTACAGTTTCATCTACAAGTAAGTTTAAACTTTTATTAGGTGTACGTTTAAATCTATCTGTTTGTGCAGGTGCTATTGTATATTCTATATTACCTTCGTTATCATGTACTTCATATTCTGTCATTTCATAAAAGCGTGTAGTACTAACAAAGTTTACACTTTGTACACCCAAGTTTAATAGGTAGTCTTCTAACAAGTCTGTTTCTAACTCGTTATGCTCAAACACTAAACTATCGACTCTTGCATTGCCGCCGGCGGCAATGAACGCTTTCATATTTTCAATAACTTTATCAAAGTTAGTATTTTTTCGATATAGTTCGTGTTTGCCTTTAACTCCGTCTACAGCAAATATAACTTCGATATTATATTGTGCTAGTTTTGTCCACCAAGTAGGATTACGCATGCCTCCATTAGTGTGTATTGCTAATCTTGCTGTAGGATTACATTCGCGTACATATGCATATATTTCTAAACAATCTTTTGCAAATGCAGGATCACCGTAGTTGCCACAGCTATAAAAATTATTTAATTGTGCAAGGAAATGTCTAGGGAACCATTCTTTAAATTGATTTATACTAATATCACTGTTGCGAATAAACGAGCGTGTAGCGCCTCCGTTGTGGTTTCTAGGGCACATAGGGCACTGTGCTTGACATCGATCTGTAAGTTCAATGTGAACAGTTTTAATATCACTTACAAGCTGCATTAAACTGTTCCTCTAACCATTCGTAGTTGTTTATTAACTGAATATCATTGCTGCGAGAAATGCCAAACTCACGGCCAGCCCGAGCACCTCGTATCGCATACTCACCAAAAAGTCTATCGTGTCCCACGGTTGTCCAAGTTTCAAGTCGGGTTTCTGTTTCTTCATCTATTTGTCCTTGTATTGTCTTACTTGCTAGTTTAGCACATTCTCTAAACGCACTACGCCAAGTGCTAAAAGGATCAGTGTTAAAGGCTGTAATATTCGACATTTGTTCTACTGCTTTAAATTGGGTTGATATACTTGTAGTCATATCAGGCTTACTAGTATCCATATTAATTGTAAGTTTGCGAGGAAGGAGTTTTACACCGCCATATCCGTATACTAAATCATTAACAGGATTAATACTACGCCATACATGTACTGTTTCTAAGTTGTATTTGTCAACTTCGTAATCAAAATTAAAATCGTCTACAAGTTGTGCATCTGCATCAACTACCCAAAACATTTTAGTAAAGCATTTCTTTGCTGCTTTAATATGTGCCTGGTGTATACCTTTTACATTAGCTACACGCTTTGCAGTAGGGAACCTATCTTTTAATAGATTCCAGTTATCTTCAGCATATGCTTCGCCATAACTAATAAAAACAATATCATACATCCTAATACTATAACACCTCTTTAATAATTTGTCAAGCGTTTCTTAAATAACTCCAAATAACTGTAGAATTTCTTTTATTACTTACAGGGCCACAATGTACTAAATCTCTTGCTCCGTTATCAAATTGTAGTCTTTGCATTTTTCCATAATGTGCTGTATCATCAAACCACGAAGCATAAAACGTATTAGTATTAGACCACATAAATTTTACTTGCTCAATATTGTAAATAGATTTTATAATACTGTTATGTTCTTCTCGAATATAACCGTGCCAGTATTCATCTTCGGTAGACCATAAACCTAAAAATTCAGGAGCTAAATTTTTAAATTGCATTAAACGATTTACATTAGTAAATAGGTTAACTACTGCCCAAGGAGTAGGATAATTTTTTCTTAATAAAAAATTGTTATATAGATTAAAATCTAAACCAGAGGCAGGAACACCTAAATTAATAACCGGGCGGCCTGATTTTTGTTCTAAAAAATAAGATATTGTTTCGTCTTCGTGTACTCCTATTCCAGCAGTCATCGAACAACCTAACAAGACTATCGAGTTTTCCCAATCGATATCACTAAATTCTTTTGTTCTGTATCCTTTAGAATTTACAACATACTCAACTTCTTTTGTCCTGTAATGCCAATTTTTTGGTTGGATTTTTAAATTTTCTTGAAGGAGTTCATAGGTATCACCAGAAGAAAAATTATTAGTATTTTTTAAAGGATCTTTATGATCAGGAAGTGTAAGCCACGAAATTGGTATTAAATCATCGAGACTATGATATGACGGCAACGATATAGCATCTAACCAATTATGTATCATTACATATCTCTAATATGTTCATACAATTCTTTAGCAAACAGATCGTGTGCTTTTGCACTAGGATGACAACAGACAGTAACCCAATTGCCCGGAGTGCCAACTCCGTTATAATCCCAAAAACCTTTATTAACTATTCCTTCCTGTTTCAAACATAGATCCATAAATGTTTGACAATCTTGAGGATAAAACATATTATCCCAGGGCCATTGATCTACGATCTTTTCTAATGTTTCTAAATGACCCTCATGTCTATTAAACTTTAATAATTCTTCTGATTCAGGGCCGCTATCTCTAGTTTTAATTGCAACAATGTTTTGATCGGTATTACGTTCTATATAATCTTTTAATGACATATTAAAAGACTCTTTAGTATATGTTCTATCAAATCCGGGTGTAATTACTAATTTTGCATTGTTAACTTTACACCAGTTTTGCAAATCCATTACATTTAATATTTGTTCAAGTACTGAAGACTTATCACTATATACTGCTTCGCTATAGCCCTTCCATAAATTTTTTCTGGCGCCGGCATGTTGATCCTTCCAATGCGGCCAAGCAGTAGAAAATAAATTATGTTCGTTAAACTCGTCGTTAACAAAATCGAACCGTTCTTTACCGCTCGGTACATATAATACTATAATCTCTTTTGCAAGATCCCAGCGGATGTCTGGCCATAGATATAAATTCTTTATACTAGCACGGTTTCCTCGTCCGCGTATCCCCATATTAATAGGAGTATATTCGTTTTTAAAATATTTCTTGCATAATACATTAACAAATGCATTTTTATATTCCATAAATGTAAAATTGATATTTTTACCATCCGATTCCAGTTCAGGATACTTTCTCTTTAGTTGTATACTTTGCTTTTTAGATAGTACAGGTTGCATCGGAACTCCGGTGCGCTGCATAGTCCATTCATAGTTGTTATATAGTTCTTGGTCTATTGCACCTTGACCTTCAACAAAAGAACATCCTAAACTAATTATGGCCTTTCCTGTTTTTTTTAAACTTCTATTAATTTCTTTTACTTGATCAAAATACATTTTAATTTCCTATTTTTTCTTGTAGCTTTATAATCGACAAGGGAATTTTTGTAGTTGTATTATCTTTTAATACTTCAAAATTGTAATCTAAAATTGGTTGCATAGCCGCAAACCATTTTAGTTTTTTATCGTGAGACATATTTTGTATTACTTTTAAATTTTTTATAATAGCATCAAGTCTGTCCCATGTATCTAAGTTATCATATGATTCATCTATATAATCACCAAATGTTTTATAACCTAAATCTTTTAAATATTTAAGACTATGAATGTTTCCATAAGTCATAAATGGATGTCTTGCTGCAATAGGTTTAAACGACTTTTCACTAATA